GCTAAGAATCCCCATGCTTGCCGCCGCCCATGAAACCGTTGTCGCACACCATGATGCTTTGACGTATGAGCCATAATACCATGTCTGTATCATTCCGACTACATCGTCCCATTCTTTCGCCCCATGTTTTCCTGCAATAATATCATACAGTGTGACTTTCTTTGCTGGCTTGTCCTCTTCCATAGGAGCGTAAAGTTTGCCGTTAACTCTTATTTCTGGCATTTCGACAACGTCTTCGAACATGATTTTCATCATTCTTCCTCCTTATTCTGCAAGAGAATGTTTAGCTTCTCAACTGCCGTTGTGAGCTTTCCAATTGCCTGTGACTGCGCGTCAGACTTAACAAACATAAAGTACATCAGCACTGCCAGCGTTCCTCCATTCGCAAGCAATTGTGTCATTTCGGTTAATGTCATATATACCCTCGCTTTCTGCCCCAATTTAGAAGTGAGGACTAGCTTTCCTATCGCCGCCGCGATGTGTCAACCCTTCCGGGGCTTGCGTCTGACCACTAGTCCTCTATATAAATATACCATTTTCTGGAAAATTTGTCAAGTAATATTTCAGAAAATTTTATTCGAAATATTTGTTAAACAGAATTTCACATAAATATTCTTCAAATTCGATATTATTCTTCATGTAGGAAGACCATAACCAGAAGAACTTTTTCTTGAATCTTGACCTGTCTATGTCTCCCGAGCCGAACTGTGGACAGGTTCCTGAAAGGTGGGTAGAAACATATAAAAGAGACTTGCTTTTGTGCTTGTAAATGGTTATCTCTCCTACCGTTACTATGGCTCTGTATTCAAGAAGATTTCTACTTTTTATTCTGCCGATTTCATCTGACACAAACTCATTCGACAACGCCATTCGATTGAACTCGTCACTTCCTCCAAGCTTGTATAAAGCTGTGTCAGCTTTCTTCTCTGAGATATCGCTGTCACGTAAAACAAATAGTCCTATTCCGCGTTCTTTCATGATAGAATACTCTTGTTTCCGTCTTCGCATTTCTTCTGCTTTCTTGACTAAACCTAGTTCAAGAAATATGGCATTTGTCATGGTGTTAGAGTTTGCTAAACAGATGCATTGCACTGGTTTATATCCGTCCAATTCTCTGTTTCTGTTGATTGTTTCATAAGCATTCTTAAAGGCTTTTCCCTCTTCCTTTATTGGCCGTTCATGACTCTCTGGAATGAACTCATCGTATAGAAGAATTTCATAATCACTCGCGTCAAATCCTCTCATATTTGCAATGGTTGATAAGGCTAAAATGATTGCTTTTGGCTCTCCTTCTGGTTTCATTTTACCATTGATGTTTTGCATTTCATAGAATCCGCTGGTCATTTTATTTATCTTTGCGCATCCAATATTCCAGCCTTTGTCAGAGTTTAATTTCTTGTATGGATTGTATTCAGGAGTGCTAATCATATCAGCTTGCATCTGTGTTCGACGCATGAACACGAACTTATATCTATCCTCTTCCATTACCTGTAATGCACCATACGTTTTTCCTGTTCCTCTTCCTCCGACAATAAAATTGAATGGGAGTCCTAGCTCAATGATTCCTCTTATATTTACATATCCGTTGTCAAGATATAGATTCATGTTTCCTC